ACGCTTGGCGGGCGCTGCGGACTCGTGGCCCGCCTTGCGCAGCTCGGCGTTGATGTCCTTCACGCGCTCGTCCTGCCCCCAGCGCTCGCAGTAGCGGCGCTCCTCGAGCAGCGACTTGATGTAGTCGGCCTTCTGTTGGTCGGTCACGTTGTTCTCCTGGTCTCAGGAACGCGACGGGCCCGCCGCCTCGGATGAGGTGACGGGCCCGTTCACGGTCAGATCAGCTGCTACAGGGTCTCGTTCAGACCCGTGCCGGTGATCTTGCAGATGGCCTCCGGGTAGCGGCCACTCATGAAACCGGAGTAGCCGTAGTAGGAGAGGCGCACCGTCAGCGTGCCCGAGCCGACCGACTCGTGCACCTTGAAGCGGGGCTGACCCTCCATGACCCGCAGGGCCGGGGCGTTGATCACGAGGATCGCGTCCTCGTCGGTGCCCGAGCCGAGGGTGGTCGGGACGTTGGCGTCCGCCACCACCGGCAGGCCCGCGATCGAGCCGACCAGACCCTCGTTCTGCTCGCCGGCAGCCATCATCAGGCCACCCTGCTGGAAGATCGGGTTGGACGTGCTCTGGCCGGCAGCCAGGAAGGCAGCGCGGCGCGGGTGCATCACGATGTGCGTCGGGGCCTCGAAGTAGTTCGAGGTCACGGTGCTGATCGCCTTGTAGATCGGCGAGAGGAAGTCGCCGGCGGTCGGGGTGGTGCTGGTGAAGGTCACCGAGCCGATCGAGGAGACGTTCAGCAGGCCGGTGTGCTCCGACGATGCCGAAGCGCCGTTGATGAGCTGGCGGTCGAACTCGGTCGTGTAGGCACGGGCGAGGTCATCCGCGATGACCACGTCGGCACCGGGGAACGACCTCTCGAAGAACTGGATCGAGACGTCGCTCTGGCCGGCGATGGTGCGCACCGAGGTGCTGAGCTGCGACGAGACGAAGTCCGTCTCGCTCACCGATCCGTTCTCGGTCTGCACAGCGACCGAGGTGCCGGTGGTCACGCGGGGGACCGAGATGGTCATGCCAGCGTCAGGCAGTGGAGCCTTCGGCAGCTGCGCGAGCAGCGGGCCGCCGGCGCGAGCCTTGGGCGCGGCGTACTCGGACAGGTAGACCGGGGGAACGTAGCCGGCACCGCCCGAGGCGGCCGTCACGTCACGCATCTCCACCGAGTGACGGTGCAGGCGCTCACGCGCCTCGACGTCGCCCGAGTGAGCGCGCATCACGTCACGGAAGAACGACTGCTGCCCGTCCGGGCGGTAGATCGACTCCTCCTTGCGAACCTCGACGCGCACGTCGTCCTCCTGGACCATGATCGGCTGCGAGGCACGAGCCTCGGTCACCTTCTCCATGCGGTCGACGATCTTCTTGCGGCGCTCGATCTCGACCTCAGCCGCGGCGCAGCGCGCCTCGAGCTCGTCCAGATCAACGCCCTCAGCCGGCTCGGACAGCGCAGCGGTGGCCTCGTCGAGATCCTCGACGGCGGCGGCAAGCGCGGAGCGAGCCTCAGTGAGCTTGTCGCTCATGTGGTTCACCTCAGATGTTCAGCTTGTGATGGGAAAGGCGGGCGCGCCACTTGGCGGCCCGGATGCGTCCCTCGTCGGAACGCGATCGGCCCATGCCCAGGACATCCGCGTCCTGCGACTCGCTGCCGCCCGGAGAAGGCTCCGCGACGGTGGGCGTGGCCCGTGCGATGAGCACGCGACCATCCGATCGAGCCCTCTCGAGCATCTCGGCCTTGGTGGCCTCGTATGCGGGAAAGGGAACGACCGAAACCTCGAACAGCTCACCGACCGAGCGGATCGTGCGCAGCGGGTAGCCGCCGCTCTCGTCCCACTCGTCCTCCTCGACGGTGAACGCGAAACTCATCTGGTCCACGTCGGCGCGCATCATCTTGGACGCGACGCGCTGCACGTCGGGATCAGCCATGTCGACGCGCGCCCAGATGCGCAGGCCGACCTCATCCTCGACGAGCTCGAGCGTGCCGCTCTTGGTGCGGGCCATGACCGCGCCGTCGTCGTGGTTGTAGAGGAGCCTGACATCGGCACCGCGTGCGAGCGCGTTACTGAACGCGCCAGGGGCGATGACCTCGCGGAAGCCGCCGAGGTCGTGACTCATGCTGTTGAACACCGCGGCGTAGCCGCGGATCGTCTTGATGTCTGGACCGGCACCGCTCTCGCGCCACTCGACGCGGGCAAGCGGGGCGGCCCGCTCAGTCACCCGGGTCTCGGGCACGGATGCGACCTCCTCGGTCGTAGGGGTGGAGCCGATGAGCTGCAGCTCATCCTCCGGCTCGTCGTCCGGCTCCTCGATGAGGTCGGGAGTCGGCTGGGTCTCGACGCCGGCGAGCTTGTCGGCGGCGATCACCCAGAGCTTGCACAGGCCCTCCGGCGCGATCTGGCCGGACACCCACTCGCACGCTCCGCCACCGCGGAACGCCACGCAGTTGGCGCAGGCCATGCCCTCCTCGATGAAGGGGTTGTCGTCGGGGACCATGTAGTGCGCGCCGTCGGGCCCGATCGACTGGTCGAACCGGCCGAAGATCTCGGCGACCTTCTCGTACTGCTCGGCGAGCATGATCTGCCTGGCGGTGAGGTTCATGTATTCGTAGCCGTCACGGTCGATCATCAGTCCGCGCTCCTGCTCAGCTGCGGCGCGATCCATCTCGCGCACCTTGCGCTCGGCCCAGGCACGGCCCGGGTCGCCACCCCACAGAAGCCACGCGACGTAGCCCGGGCTCTCCTCACCAGGCTGGTCGTCGGTGCCGCGGGTCCAGTCACCCTCGTGGCGTGCGAACCACGCCGGCATCCGGCGCACCTTGGCCTCGGACAGCTCCTCGCGGCGCGCCATGCGCACGGCGTCGCGCACGGTCGCCGGCACCAGGCCGGGGCCGCTCTTTCCGGCCTCGTGCAGCCTCAGGCCGCGCGCGGCGGCCGACTGGGTCTCGCGGTTGACCGTCAGGTCGACGCCGTAGGGACCACGCTCCTCGGCCTCGGCGATGTTCAGAGCCGTGAGCTGATCCTCCGCGCTCTGCTGGGTGTCGTGGCAGCCCACGACGCTGCCGTCATCGTCCTTGACCACGGCGAAGCCTCCCGCGCAGTCCGGGTTGTCTGTCTCGATGTGCCAGGGCATCTAGGTCTCGGGCGTCGGGTTAGGAGCGCCGCCGACCGGCGTCTGCTGCACGTTGTCGCCGTCAGGCACGGCGGGGTAGTTCTCAAGCTCGCGGATCTCGTTGGCGCTGAGCCATCCGGCCTGGCGCGCGGCCACGTAGGCCGTATACCGCTCTGCAGTTGCGCTGCGAAGCAGCGAGTCGACCTTGAACTCTGGGTACAGGTCGGTGCCGCCGAACAGGTCCGGGTCGGCGCGGAGCGCGCTCTCGATGCGCCTGAGGCGCGGCCCCAGGCAGAACTTGAGGAAGGCGTCGGCCTCATCCGCGGTCGGCCGGAACGTCGACTCGAAGGCACCCATGAGGGTCGGCGGGATGTTGAACATGCGCGCGACCTCGAAGATGCTGAACTTCTGCGCGTCGATGGCCGTGGTGTCGGACAGGTTGACGCGCACCTGGTCGAGCTCGGCTCCGCCGGCCAGCACGCCGGGCTTGTGCGCGTTGCGAAGGCCGGCGTGGTTGGCGCTCCACACCTCGAGGATCTGGCGCGCCTGCTGGTTGCTCAGGCTCCCCGGGATCTTGATGACCATTCCCGGCGAGGCGTCGTTCTGGAAGTAGCGGCCCACGTACTCCTGCACGGCGTAGCTCATGGCGATGCTGTTGCGGTGCAGCTCGATGGGGGAGATGCCTCGGATGCCGCCGCGCAGCGTCATGCCGCGAACGTGCAGGATGTCGGTCGAGGTGAGCCCCTGGTAGCGGTCGCCGCCGGCCTGGATGTCGAACTTCTTCTCGCGGGTCTCGGAGTCGCGGTAGACGCGCACCGCATCCGGGTCGATCACGATCAGCTCGGTCACCCGGCCGCGCGCGTCTCGCACCTTCTGCACGAAGGCGTTCCCGCGCGTCTCGATGCAGGCCGCGATGTCCTGGAACAGGTCGAACGGCGTCGAGTCGAGCGACGGCCGCTCGTGCAGCAGCTCCCACTGCGCACTGCCGGTCGCCTTCTGGCGATCGGGCCCGGAGCCCTCGTAGACGATGCACGGCAGCGAACCGATGGTCTCTGAGATCAGGCGCACCGCGGCACCGACGGCCGGCAGGCCGGCGGCCTGGTCGTTCTGCAGGTACATCCCGGTCCACGTCGCGTAGTTGGCACCCGGCAGCGGGATCAGATCCTCGCGTCCGAAGTCCATCGCGCGCTCCTCGGCCTTCGCGGCCGGCTGCGGCCGGAAGAAGTCGAGCCAGCTAGCCAACTCTCACCACCTCGCCGTCGAGCGTTTCCATGACCCGGACGGCGCTCGTCTCGATGTTCAGCGCGTTGCGGCGCTCGTAGTAGTCCTGAGCCTGGTTCTTGCGCCAGCGGTCGCGGTGCTTGGTGCGGTGCTCGATGCGCACGTTGTGAAGCCGCAGCGCCGGCGTGAGTCCGTGATTGTGCGTTCCCCAGTACCAGGACACGTCATCGCCGTGGCGCGCCTGATAGCAGTAATGAGCGCCGACGACTTGGATCTGATCGGCTGCGCGGAAGATGCGCCGCTGGGTCTGCGTCGAGTGCGGCGGCAGCTCGAGCTCGCGCGCAGCTGCGGCGGTCTCGTCCTTCACCCAGGTCTCGCGGTCCCAGAGCACCACCTCAGCGACGTCCTTGTCGGTCAGCTCGAGCTTGGTGCGCGTGTCCTCAGGCACCTCAGTCAGGACGTCATCGCCGTCGAGCACGATGATCCAGTCCTCACCGGGGGTCACCACGTTGCGGCACTCGGCAAAGCAGAACGTGCGCTTCTCGACCTCGTTGCCGTGCCACACGTCCTTCGGCCGGACGATGGTGCAGCCCATGCCAAGCGCATCGCAGGTGCGAAGCACGACCTCGGCCTGCGTGGGCTCAGAGCGCGCCGTGCCACCCGGCATGAGCGCGTAGGCACCGTCGACGGCCACCACGTGGTCGCAGAGCTTGCCGGCCGATGACACGGTCGCAGCAAGCCATGACGGGTCCTCCTCCCACCAGCTGATGAGCGCGACGACCCTCATGCGGCCACCAACTCGCGTCCGACCATCTTCTCGGCGGCCTCGAGCACTTCGACCTCCGGCCAGAGCGGCACGTGCCCGGGCCCGACGTTCATCGCGTAGCGCCACTCGCGCTTGAGCGGCTCCTCGGCGCTCACCTGCACGCCGTTGATGAGCCGGTTGTCGAGATCGAGCACCGTGGCGTTGCCGTCGGCGTGCACGCAGGTGAACTGCCGCTGGCGAACCGGCGCGTGACCGCCGAACCACGACACGCTCGCCTCGCGTGCGTAGCGCCAGGCGAGGTCGATGTCGTGCACCGCCAGGTCGATCTCGTGCGGGATGATCGGCGAGAGCGCGGCGTCGGGAGAGAAGCGAGTGGCCACCACGTGCTCGACGGGTGCCACCTTGCCGTCGCGCATGAGCTTCGACATCACGCGCACGACCGGGTTGTAGCGCTCGGTGTAGCCGACGATCACGCGCACGTCGTGCTCGGCCGCGGCATCGTTCACGCGGATGAGCTCGGCGCTGTTCGGCGCGCCAGGCTTCTCGATGAGGAGCACGCGCGGACGTATCTTCTCGATCACCTGGATGGCGACGTCTGCGAGGCCGGGGATCGGAACCGCCACGCAGGCGAGCTCCACCGGCTCGGTGACCTCCTCGAGGTCACGGTAGGTCGCGTCCTCGGCGACGGGGTCCACAGTGATAACGGCAAGGCCCAGCTCGCCGAGGACACGAACGTGGCGCTGACCCATACGGCCAACTCCGACCACCAGCGCGCTCACGCTGGCACCTCGATGTCGTCCCAGGTGAGCACGTAGTCGGCGGACTCTCCCTCCATCTGGCAGCGCCATGCGGCCATCGCTGCGGCCACCAGCGCGTCGATCTTGACCATGCCCTGGCCGCGGATCTTGCGCACCCGCCAGCCAGCTTCGGCGTGCTCGGCTTCGGCGTGAGTCACGTGCTCGGCCAGCACGAGGTCGCCGTCGTGCGCGAGCCGGCCGGTCGTGACGCCGTCGTACCAGGCAGCCCATGCCCGTGTCTGGTTGGCGCGCTTGCCCCAGGCGTCAGCGATGCGAAACCCATCCTCGTCCAGCATCCTCGCGGCGAGCTCGAAGCGGTTGGGGTCGTAGGCGATCTCGCGCACCCGGTACTTCTTGGCGAGATCGTGCACCACCTCGAGCGCGATGCGCGGGTCCATGCTGCGCTCGGCGACCAGCTCGTGGCAGGCGACACCGCGGCGCGCGCCGATCACGTGGCACTTGAGGCCGATGCGGTCGGAGTCGGGGATGCGCCAGGCCCACGCGACCGCGGTGCAGTCGTCGTTTAGCGCGGCGTCGATGCCGACGAACACCTCGGTGTCGTCGGGGATCGTGAGCCCGGGGACCTCCAGCTGCTGCCACTGGCCGCGCGGTATCCACGCGCGCCGGCTACCAGAGCTCCACACGCAGGCGTGCAGCTGCAGGAACTCATCCGGCGAGAGCTCGGGGTTCGCCGCCTGCTTGGCGAGGTACTCCTCGGTGATCCAGCTCGCGGGGTTGGCGGCCTTGATCGCCTTGGTGTCGGTCGGGTCGGTCGTCTTGGCCTCGTACTTCCAGACCAGCGTCTTGCCGGCGAAGTTGCGCGAGATGGTGAGCGCGTCGCGCTTGTCGAGCTCGGCCTGGCGCTCGTTG